CTTTACTCTCTAACCGCAGGTTGCCACGCGCGAATTGAACCAACCATCCTCAACGCTCAATTGGAATATTTGGGAATTATGGGGATAATGTGTTTATAGTTGTCTATTTATAATTAAATTATTATATTATAGTATGTGGTTATCAACAGAAAAGGGTTTATTAACGGAAGGTGAAAAGCAATACCTTGATGAGATTATTAGTGACTTTGAAACAAATCGTGTTCCCGGTCCTATTAATGCCTATAATCAACATGTATTGCCGAAAGATACTAAAGAACTATCCGGATTACTTGAAACATTAAAACAGACAATATTAGGGACAGATACCATTAATAAAGATGTAGTGCTCATAGAGATGTTTGTAAACTATGTGCAGCCGGAAACTAATAAAAACGATCCTCTTCATGAAGACCTTTCTAGATTTTCAACAATTACATTTTTAAATGATGACTATGAAGGAGGAGATTTAGAAGTAGAGTATAAGAATATTAATAGAATTGAACCCGAAGCCGGTAAAACGGTAATAATAGAAGGTTCAAAAATAAAACATCGCGTGCTACCGGTCTCGAAAGGACGTAGGTTCACCTTTGTTACGTTTTGGGAAGTAATACAAAAAACCAAACAAACCTTAATGTAATGGAATTTATTTATTTTAGTGATGAGTGGAACGAAGAGAAAGCAGAAGGAAGTAAAATTGGAAGAAGTGGTGTTGACGTACCAAGAGTGGGTCCATGCTCTGCGCATGCCATCGCCAGTGAAGAACAAGAAGAAATATACCAGAAAAGAAAAGCACAGAAATGGAAATAGACCTTAAGGAGTATATTAAATCAATACCCGACTTTCCAAAAGAGGGGATAATGTATAGAGATATACAGCCGTTATTGGCTGATAATGCTGTATTTAATTATGCGATTAGAAATATGATATACGGGTTAAAAAAAATACCTGAGTACTTTGTAGGTATTGAAGCAAGAGGGTTTATATTCGCGTCTGCAATGTCAGTACTGTCCGGCGCTGGTTTTAAGATGATACGTAAAGCTGGAAAGCTACCTCCTAATAATTTGAATTCTATTGAATACGGATTAGAGTATGGAAGAGATGAAATGCAAATAGAAAAAGGAAGTGGACAAATCGTCTTAGTCGATGATATTTACGCAACCGGTGGTACTATGGCAGCAGCAGAGATACTAGCAGAGACAAGCGGATATGAAGTGATACAAAAGGTCTGCTTACTGGACATAGGATTAATAAAGAAACACGATATTGAATGCCAAATATACTATTAATTTCAGCAACTAGATTAGAGCACCATGATGAAGAGCTATATGGTCATAAGATTCACACAATAGGAGTTGGAAAGGTAGAGGCAGCACTTAACACTTACAAACTGATAAAGGAATATAAACCTGATCATGTAGTAAACTTTGGTTCTTGTGGGAGTATATCATTCAACAGAATTGGAGAAGTATTTGAAATAGGAGAGGTATACGATGATTTCTACGGCTGTGTAGTCCCAGAACATCCTAGCATTAAAATAAGCGATACTAAAATTAAGTTATTCACTACAGATACATTTTACGATTCAACAGCAGTATACAGTAACTCATATGTAGAGAATCTCCGAAGATGTGATTTAGTAGATATGGAAGGATATTCTATAGCAAAAGTTTGCTCGTCTGAAAATATTTCCTTATCTTTATATAAATGGGTTAGTGATGATGGAAATCCTGCATCTTGGCTCAGTAATGCATCAATAGGATATACTAACTTTAAAACCGTGTTTAATGAGCGATTCAATTAAAAAGTGGCATGAAATGCAAGAAGATAAAAAGCTAAAGATTTATGAATCTCCTGATAAAGGAGAAACTATTACAGAACGTCCCTTTGGCGGTTCTATCTCTGATAGAGTAACTATTAAATCTAAACGTTTATTGAGTAACGGAGATAAAAAACTAGCATATTCTATCTTAGTTGAGTACCCTGAAGCTGCTATATTAGAGGCTGCTAGAATATTAAAAAATGGAGAGTAAGTACTGGCCATTAAGAGATAGAATTAATAAATCGTATAATACATCTGGATCAGATAACACTGGAGTAAATACCTATTCTTATAATGAAATAGGTTACAGAGGAGATTCAATTAACGATAACATTGATATACTAGCAATAGGCTGTTCACATACAGAAGGTATTGGAGTAAGTGATAATGAAACTTGGCCTTATTTTGTAGCTAAGGAGCTTAATTGTAAGCATATAAATTTAGGTTATACAGGAAGATCAAATGATTATATTGCTAGAGTTACAGCATTATATGTCAGACAATTTAATCCTAAAGTGGTTACAGTAATGTACACTTACCCTAGTAGACGTGAATTTTGGACAGAGTACGGTCCTCAACCTTACACAATTAACCCATGGGGGTATTTTAAAGACCATCCAGAAAAATACAAAAGCTTTACACAGCTTAATACTCTTGAAAATAACATACAGAATTTTATTAAAAACCATCTTATAGTACAATTAGCTTGTCAAGCAGCTGGAAGTAAGCTTGTTTGGAATGGAAGCTTCTTAGACTTCGATTACAGTGATTCTACAAGATTTGACGGAGATTACTATATTGAAGATAGACATGCTACCTCAGAAGAAAATAAAGTATATTCTAGTAAACTAGTTGGATACCTGAAAGATAATTCTTATATTTAATATATGAATGACTTACCTTATAAACCTGGACACTCTAAGAACTGGCTTAATAAGTTCTTTAAACAAGACTACTATAAGAAACCTTATGATAGATTTATGTGGTGGCGTAGTTATACTCCTAAAAGTAAACCCTTAACTAATAGGCATCCTTTCAAGGATAGAATTCTTAATGGAGATTTTGATATTGCTCCTTATAAGTTCGAAGCTGAATTAGTAGAGCATAGAATGAATGATAAGTTTATTGAATGTAGAGGATACGAAGATACTTTCAGAGAAGCTACTCAAGTAGATAAAGCTAGACGTAAACGTTTATTAGAAGATTACGAGAAGGAAGAGACTAGACGATTAGAAGATGTAAGGAAAGGTTTCGTACAAGAGCTACGTATGACTAAAGAGGAGTACGATGAATGTGTTACTCAAACTAGAGCGAAAGACTTAATTACCTTTTACTATAAAATGGAAGATAAGTTTGGTACTAGAGCTATAAGACCAAGTAATGCCCCTAAAGGACTTAGACTAGCGTTAGAACGTAATTACTAAGCTATTTATAAGATATAAACAATAATTAACACTTAATTAAAAAAACAAATGAAAACAATTTTAGTACTAATTTTAGTTGGTGCGGCAGTAGCAGCAGCAATTTATTTAGCCACGAAAAAATTCGGGTTATTTGCAGACAAAGACAAAGATGGAATTCCAGATAAAGTCGAAGATGCTGTAGCAAAAGGAAAGAGAAAAGCACGTAAGGTAATTAAAGAGATTGAAGACCTTAAACCTGCTAAAAAGAAGCCGGTAAGAAGAAGAAAGAAGCCAGCTACTAAAAAGGACTATTACAAAAAAAGCGGAACTAGAAAATCTCCTGCTAAGAAAACTAATAAGCCTTCTGGAAAAGATTACTATAAAACAAAACGATAATCAAAAATGCAAAATTTAAATGTTGATTTTAGTCAAACAACTGCGGTTTTATGTGAAGAGTGTGGTGGAACGTATTTTGAGCAAGCGCTCGTCATCCGAAAAGCATCCGGAATCCTCACTGGTCAATCGAAACCCACCCTTATCCCAATCCCCGTCTTCAAATGTACAGAATGCGGACACGTCAACCAAGAGTTCCTTCCAAAGGAAATACAATCCCTTGACTGATTCGTATAGCGGGA